TATCGATGTTCCAACTACACTAGGCGACACTGTTCCATGGAGAGGTGTTATTAGTTATATAGGTGAAATTACCAATGGTATAAGCTTAATGGCATTTGTCAATGAGGATAATGGCAATACAGTAGTTGGTAGTATCAGTTACGATCCATCCGACCCTAATATTTTATTATTCAATGTAGACACCGGAACAATACCTAGTAATACACTACCAGCAATTGATAATATCATTGATCCATTGAGAGTGGGTCCAGGTGCAGGTTTACCGGCAGCTACATTAACAGATCCTCCACAGCGTTATCTTATTATTAATAACAACATTGGAAATATTAATAACGCTTCCACTAATCTTCCCATTGCATGGAGTAATGCAGATAGTAGCCCATTTTATGCAAATGCCAATGACATTGTTGAATACGATGGAACCAAATGGAATGTAATCTTCTCTTCACAGGATATAACTACAATAGAATATGTCACAAATAGACACAACGGGATTCAATTAAAATGGATAAACAACATGTGGCAAAAAAGTTGGGAAGGTCTTTACAACCAGGGATTATGGCTGATAGTAATCTAAGACTTTTCAAAGCTTGCGGAGCATTACTGCTTGCAAACGATAATAAGCGATTACTATTTCTACTCAGAGATAATGATACCCATAGTAACACATGGGGACTTGTCGGTGGCAAAGTTGAACAAAACGAAAGTGTTATGCAAGCTCTAAATCGAGAGATTGAAGAAGAAGTTGGATATAAAATTGTAATTAAAAAAACTATCCCACTTGAGTTGTTTCGAAGTGAGGACAACAACTTTGAATACCATACATTCATATGTCTAATTGATAATGAATTTATTCCCAAACTAAGCGACGAGCATAAAGGCTATGCATGGTGTGATGTAGATAGCTTCCCTAAGCCATTACATCCTGGATTGTGGAGTAGTTTAAGTAACAGTGACATTAAAGAGAAATTAAGCACACTTAAAGATATATTAGAAATCACCTAATAGTACAGCTTCTCTCATGGAAACATCTTTAAAATTTGGTAAAGCACGCCATTCATCTGGAGCTTGCTGCCCATCATAACGAATCCTGTAGAACTCAGTATCACTATAAGCAGTCAATACCATAGTCATATAGTCTTTCCAATGGGCAAGCGAAACTTCTGAATTATTTTGATTGTATGGGAAAGTATCGTCGTATACCGTTTGCCAACCATTACCTAAACTGCCATCAAATCCCATCATGAATATCTTTTTATGTCCGTCAAATGCTGCTAACATTACTGCACTTGATCCAGCATCAAGATGACTAATCATTGGTATTAAATTACATCTTTCAATGTTATTAAGGAAGATATTGTTCGGCAAATATATTTGCGGGAATCGCTCTTTTTTAACATTAGCTAAAAAGACATTGTGACGTAGAATATAATAATCGTAGTTTTCTTCTTCATGTACAGCACGGTTGCAGGCATATACCAATTTATATGCCTGAGGAACTTTATTGGCGTTGATCTTTAACAGAAACTTATTATCAGCATAGTTTCTAGTTAATCCATTTCCCAATACAATTGCAGAATCGACATTTGATGGCATGAAGACATTGTTACGTGGTTTAACAAAGTAACTAATAGTCTTGCTATCAACAAGACTATTAATTGTTTCTCCAACATAATCGTTTCTATAGAAAGCAGTGAATGACATTAATTCTATTTATGGTTACATTCTACGAACAAAATGGAAGTCACCATCAACATTGCCAGGACAGAATTCAGTTACAAAATCAAATCCAATATCATTCATATATTGTATTACAGCATCACAATGTGGAGCACCTTTGTTATACTCTACATGCTGTAATTCAAGAATAACATGTTTAGCACTTTGAAGCGTATTAGTTGCGCCTCTGAGTACATCTAGCTCTGCACCCTGCACATCCATTTTAATTAGATCAGGCAATGGGAAACTATTAATCTTTACTGAAGTATCTAATGTAATAGTCTTAAGTTTCTTGATATGAGATTCATTATATAACTGATGTGCCATTGGGCTAAATTCTATATTTTCTCTGTAATAACTGTTGCCGCCGGGATCATGTTCGTTTTGATAGAAATCAATTTCTAATCCATTTGAATGGCTCATTGCTCCAATTTGATACTTGATGCCGCGTTCCTTATATATAAACTCAGCTGAACTCATTGCTTCAAATGCAACAATCTCTGCTGTGGGCCAAACCATTGATGCTTCAGTAGTCCAATGTAGTACACAAGCACCAATATCATATATTACACGAGGTTCAAATCCAAATTGATTCTTAATAGTATGGAGATAGTTAACATGGTCTTTTGGCAACATACGTTGATTTGCCAAATAACGTAATCTGTCATCAACGCTACTAGCAGTAGTAACAGGTTTAGCAACAGCAGTGATATTATCATCAACTACAAAAGTAGATTGACCAATGTGATTGCATTTAATTGAAGGATCAGCGTAAATTTTAAATCCATTCACACGAGCTTTCCTGCAGAAGTCAACGTCTTCAGAAATTGTATTATTATGATCAATTGCACTGAAGTATTGAAACTGTGGGTAACCAATTTTTCTAAAAACATCTCCCTTAACAAGTACGCAGCCAAAACCGCAGCCGGCAACTTCTGTTAATCCTCTATTTTTTAGAAATTCATAGGGCATGTTGGAAACTCCACCTTGCGCTGTGTCCTGATAAATTTCTAGTATGTGTGTACCAGGCTTTCGTTGTATATAAAGTCCTGATACCACATCTACATTATGCGAAAGTAAACGCATCAATGTGTCAGAGGGAAATGCGATATCGCTATCCACTGAGAATAGATAATCATAGCCCTTAACAACCCAATCAGCAATTAAATTGCGTACTTGATCAATTTGATATCCGAAGAAATATTGAAATGTTACTTCATATCCTTCAGGAATTATCTGATCATAGATACTTTTAAAAGTTTCTACTTCAATGTTCTTGGCTGTGGGAATGCCAATTAAAATTCTTTTCTTAATAGTAGGAGTAGTTACTCTAACATCTCTTATAATAGGTTCGTCTAAATTAATATTAATCGATTGAATATTCTCTACCATGTTTTGTTCTACTTCCATCTTCGGTTCTTCAATTTTAGGTATGTAACTTTCCATATTCTCTTTTACATTATCATAAACAATTGCTTCTCTATCTAGAAATCCGCCTGTTATAGAAGTATCAATTGTAGTAACAGCAAACTTGGAATAAAACTCCAAGTTTGCCACAATGTAATTCTTCTTACCCTGTCGCAGTTGAATATCAAATATAAAGTTGTCACCAAAGTAAATGTCTAATCCGGCGGGAATGTCAATCCAACTCTTTTTGTGAATCCACATTAAGCATCCAAACCCGTAAGTATGTTGTCCTGTCCATTCAACAATATCAATTGACTTATCAGTAACTGGAATTTGATCAAAATCGCTTACACCTGGACACAGTCCAAAAATACCTGCTTCTGGAGTAAGCATATCGTAAATCTTTTCTAGAACCTTTAAATCATATGAGATATCATCATTGACAATACAAATACGATCATTTTGACTTACTTTTACTCCGTAGTTCCAAGCTGGATTTACAAAGGTATTTCTGCCAAAATCTGCCATTTTTATCTTAGGATTAGAAAAATCATAGTCAGGAGTTCTGTCATTGTCATTATTAATGATAATAATTTCATCTACTAGATCACATGAACATAGTTCATCTAAGAATGGCAAAAATATATTATTGCATCTCCACATTGTGGGTACAACAAATGAATATTTGTCATGTGTTACTTTTTTTTTAGAATCGCTAATTTGTCTCTTTTGTACAATGTTATTTGCATTTACATTTTGTTCTGTTGAATTTACTTTGTAGTCATTTAATGGACTCATGTCATTGTAATTGTAAACAACGTCCTGCAAGCAACGAACCTTAGCGGGATCTGCTGCTTCAATTAATGCATAAAAGACACTGCCATCACCACCAGCTTTATACCATTTGCCTTCATCATTTTGAAATAAGTCATTTGTTAACTCATTCATCAAATACTTTTTGAAGGTACGAAAATGTGTATAGGGTAAGATCCAGTTGAAATGATGTTGTCTATAGCCCTTTTCTTTTTTAACACTTTCAGGATATGGTTGTGAAATCAATGGAATCTTATCAACCATACTCCAACAACTTCCATATGTGAATTCAACATCTTCGTGATAAATTGAATTATAATACGCAAAAATAGAATTGTCAGTAATTAAGCTGTCGTCACCATCCAATAACATAACTATGGAATCGTCAGGAAGACTCCTAATTATTTCAACTTGATTTCTTACTGCCCCTTGATTTTCAGTGTTTACAATAACAGTAAACTTATTTTGAATTTCAGTTGGCAACGATCTAATCTTGTTAACTAACACTTCAACAGTATTATCAGTGCTGGCATCATCTATTAGGATATGTCTGTAGTTGTCATAATCTTGAGCAGCAACACTTTCAATGCAGCGTTCAATGTAATCAGCACAGTTATAGAAAGTTGAAACTACTGCAATTGGCTGTTCTTTACTAACACGATGATATTCAAGTTCAACTACATTATGGAATCTTCTTTTCCAAATTTTATTGAGCTTATGATTTAAAGCCGTAACACGTCGATACTCGTCGACTGGCAGATACTTTTCATTTTTATTGAAGAAAAACTGCTTCCACTGTAGTGCAACAGTATCCCATCCGGCAACTTCCTTAACGATATTGCAATAATATTGTTTTTGCTGATGTAGATATTTGTTGTGATATGCTTCAACTACAGTTCTTATAAAATTGCCAATCTGTGCATTTTTATTAATTTCTGGAAACAGACCATTTGGCTCAATTGCGTAATCAATAAGATAGCAAGCACCTTCCAATGCAATCTCTTCAAGGGCGCCAAATCTACATGTGATAACAGGTGTATTATAGCACAAGCTTTCCAGTGTGCTTATTCCAAATGTTTCAGGAAATGCACTGGGGTAAATCATATAGCTTGATTTTTCAAGTATTTCTGCAATCTCACGCTGCCTAATAATACCTGTAAATTCTATCCCCATCATATTATTTCTGGGATCGTTGGCTAAGTTATGCCACTTCAATTCTTGTTCGTCAGGTGCATCACTTGTACTAAATCGATAGTATCCGCCAATTACTTTTAGTTTTGCATTTGGGCAGTGTTTTTTTACCTCAGGCCAAATGTTTTCAACAAGGGGAATCATACCTTTAGTGACACTGGCATTATAAACAAATAGATCAGGATCTTTTGCTTTGATATCAACTTCAGTTTTATAGAGATTTACACCATTACGTGTAATGAATACTTTTCTTTTTAGAACTTCAAAGTTTCTTCTCTTGCCACCATGCCAACAATTTGTGACATAGGAAAGATGAAAGTCACTGAGTGTAAAGATATCAGTAATTCGATTATCTACAGTAAGATCTTCGATAAGTGTATCACCCAAGCAAAACGTATCATGCATCCAAAGAATGCGTTGTTTTGCCTTACTTAGAATACGATCATATAAATTTAAATTTTTGTAGGGTTCGCAGCGATTATCATTTAACAAGTGATAATGTTGCGGATCAGTGAAAGGTATCACAGTCCGTGACGATATAACAATATCAAAAGTATGATCATATTGTAAATCAGTTAATGGGCGATATAACACGCCATCATATTTGCCTGGTTTAGCATGATCTATATTACAATTATTGAATACAGTTACATCAAAATCTAATTTCGCTAATTCGCGACTGACTAATGTAACTGCACTTTCACTTCCACCTAATCCCTGATTAAAAACAGTACTGCCATCATATGGAATACCAATTATATCAATTATCGCAATTTTCAAATGGTCACCCAATTAGTTGTAGCTTCGTCCCATGTATACATAATATTATCTTCATTAGCAGGATAAGGAACTGGAGCTTCCCATATATAAGTAAATGTGTTTAAAATCCAACTTGGATATGGTTGTGGAGAATAAAAAGCATCAGCTACAGGATCATAAATGCTTCCAATACCTGCAAAATTCTTTCTGAGTGCATTTCCAGTATCTGGTTGACCGTCTGCTCCATAATGTACGCCTGCGCGAGTGTTATAACTTGTCTGTACCCATGTTGCGGGATCACCCCATAGACCTGTATTGACCATGTCCTGCTCAATTACAAGTACTCGAGTTACAATGTTGTTTTCGTCAATTTGTGCAAAATGTGCCATTTTTCTTACCTTATTTTAAATATTATACTCGTTTGTTCGAGTAGTCTATTTATTAGTTTAAAAAATGGATAAAAAATTATGATCCGTAGAAGAATGAAATGAAGTTTCCAGTGGATGCTGTAGTGGGATTCAATGAGGTTGCTGTAAATCCTGTGATATTAGTGTTTGCCACTGTAGTATTTGTATCACGATTAAATGT